CTGTATGATTTAGAGACCAACACTGTCATTGACCACAAAGTGGTTGGTGCAACAAAGTTAACATCAATCCCTAAGAAGGGGCCTGGAGAACAGTATAGGATTCAGGCTCACCTCTACGGATTAGGATGGTCTTTGCGTGGCTACGAAGTTAATGAAGTCGCAGTAAAGTTCTATCCACGTAACAACCCATCGTTACTTGCAGGCTATTTTTGGACTGAAAAGTATGATGAGAGCATTGCACTCGGCGCGTTGCAGCGGGCTGAAGATATTTATGTTAGTGTTGTAGCCTCTACAGACTTGAACGAATATCTATCGACCCTTGAAACGTCTAAAGATTGCTTTTCATGTTCAGATTACCCGTCCACGGATGAAGTAGAATCTCATGAGGACTCTATGTTCACCCAACCAACACCCTATGTTAGGAGATAACAACCATGAACCAACCCTATTTTGAGGACAGCTTTTCACAGCCCTCACCGGCCAGCAACTTCCGTCCTGCTGACTACCAAGGCAACCTTATCCTTGTGTGGCCTACCGAATACAAAACAGGCATTAAGACTGCTTTTGGAGATTCAGACGCTATTGCGGCACGTGTTGTCGTATTAGACACACCAACCATTGAGGAGCACGACAACGTGCTGTTCTTCCAAGGTGCACTAATCTCCACACTAAAGCCTAGTGTCGGTTCAGTTAAGCCTGTGCTAGGTCGTCTAGGTCGAGGCACTTCAAAGCCTGGACAGTCAGCCCCATTCATCCTCGTACCGTTCAATGAGGCTGACGCTAAGGCTGCACGTGACTACTTTGCGTCACAGTTCGGTGGCACAGCAACTACACCTAATGCGGCACCATCTGCGCCAAACAGTGACCCTCTAGCGGCTTACCCTGCTGACAAGGTTGACTTGGCTAAGAGCCTTGCTGCATCAAATGTACCTGCAGACCAGATTGCGCTTGCAACACAGATTCCTAAAGATGTTGTGCTGTCTGCTATTCTAAATCTGTTTTAAATGCTAAACTAAGGTTGACCCCCAAGAGTTTTGTCTCCTTTCCTCTTGGGGGTCTCCTTATCACCTAAGGAGTTTTACACATGCAAACCGACAAACCGATTCTAGATTTATTTACTAGGCTTGGTAAAACAGAGACCGACAAAGTAACAGTCTGCTACTTTGGCCCTAAGAACTCTTGGACTTCAAAGAAGCTTCCACTATCTAACGCAGACATCTTTGCACAGACACTAACCGCCAACGGTATGAACGTTTACACTATGGTAAACAGCACTGAAGACAAAGAACTTTCCTCCTCAAACACTAGAGGAGATATCAACGACATTACCCGTCTAAACGCTCTATGGGCTGACCTTGACTACAAGGATTCAGGTATCTCTAACGAAGAGAACGCTAGAGCAGTGATCGACTCAATCTCCGCCATTATCGGTGTAAACCCTTGCGCCATAGTCCTTTCAGGGCACGGCCTACAGCCTTACTGGGCGGTAGATGACGGTGACATAGATGACTACAATCGCTCCCATGTGGCAGGTATTTCACGCCGATTTGGCATGCTTGTACAGAAGGTTGCAGAACTTTATGGTGGTAAGGTAGATAATGTCTCGGACCTACCGAGAGTTCTGCGTGCCCCAGGAACAATAAACCATAAGGACGCAGAGAACCCTGTAAACGTTAAGGTTGAATTTAATGACCACACCTACCCCATCGAACTCTCGCAGGTCATCGAAGCTCTCGATTCACACGGAATTCTTTCAAGTGACCAGAATGTTTCCGAATCTGTGGTTATATCAAAACCTGAAGATTGGCGGGTGGCGGAAGAAGACTGTGCCTGGACACATCAACTCATTGACACTATTGATAAAGCAAACCCAAAAGCCAGACACCCTTGGCTAGTAGCCTACGCCATTAAACTTTACGCTTCAGTAAGGTATGGTTGCTTCACTGAAGAAAGTTACAACAATGCAGCAAAACTTCTTGAACAGAAGTTCACATCACTGCTGTCAACAGGTGAGAAGAGACAGCCCCACCCCGGAGAGGTTCAAACCGCTTTCCGTTGGGCTAAACAAATGGTTTCAACATACAGCGACGCAAAACTTGCCTCAGAGGTACGCAACCACGTCCACAAACTACATCTCTCCATTGTGCCTGATATCCCTTTAGGCGAAGCCTTCCCAATGGAAGGTAACCTCGCACTATCTCCTGCACCTATTGCGCTCCCTATAGACGCATTCAAATACACTGACCTAGCGAACGCTGAACGTTTAGCGGACTTAGCTAAAGGAAAGTTTATCTTTGTGCCAGACATTGGCTGGTACAAATGGGAGAACAACGCATACGTGCCAGATAGTGCAAAAACTATTGAACGCCTAGCAGGTGAATCTGCCCTATCCTTCGGTGCTATAGATGGAACTAAGGCTGGCATGGATTGGGCTAGAAAATCCTTATCAAGGGCATCTATCACAAACTCTGTGCTACTAGCCCAAACAGTCCCAGACATCGTTGTTATGCCACACGAACTAGACGGCAACCCTCTCGAACTATGTACGCCAAATGGAATAATAAGTTTAGAAACAGGTGTACTTAGAGAGGCTGACCCTCTAAGCGACTACAACACCATGCAGACAGCTATTGCCCCTAAGAAACAAGCCACACCTATGTGGGATGATTTCTTAAACATGGTTATCACACAAGAAGACCGCATCGCATACATCCAAGAACTATTAGGTGTTGCACTTGTCGGTGAGGTGAGATGGCATGTGCTACCAGTGTTTGTTGGTGTAGGTGCTAACGGAAAGTCGACACTACTGGAGATAGCCTCAAAGATTTTAGGTAACTATGCTAGGACAATGCCTGAGAACTTCTTGCTAGACAGTGCCTCTCAACAGCATTCAACAGAAATTGCTAACCTTCGTGGTGTCAGATTTGCTGTTGCATCTGAAACCAGACCTGACGGCAAGTTTAACGAATCTAGAATTAAGATGCTTACAGGTGGAGACACTATCTCTGCCCGTAAAATGTATAAAGATTTCTTCGACTTTAGACCTTCACACACACTATTCCTTGCTTTAAACCATCTACCATCTGTTCGTTCAGGTGGTGCAGGTTTCTGGAGAAGGCTACGGAAGATTGACTTCAGCTATCAGGTTCCTGCTGAAAAGCAAAGACAAGGCCTCTCAGATGACATCGTTAATCAAGAAGGTCCAGGTATCTTGTCTTGGATGATTGAAGGCGCTATGAGAGTTATCGCTAACGGTATTACAGAGCCTGCATCAGTTCAGATAGCAACTAATGAGTATCGTGGTGAAGAAGACCATATCTCTAAGTTTGTTGAAGAGATGATTGTTGAAAGCCCTCTATTCAATATAACCTCTGAGGTGCTTCTTCGAGGCTATAGAACTTGGTGTAGCGAAAACGGTGAGACACCGTTGGCTACAACTCCTTTCATACGTGAACTGCGTATGAGGGTGCCTATGAATCCTGTGCGCCGTACAGGCGGTACGAGAGCGTATAATGGTATTGGGTTCTATAACCAAGACATCTCTGGAGGAAGTTACTATGGCGACTGATGAAAGTTGCTTAGCCTGTAAAGCTGACTTCCATGATGAGTGCCAACTCATGTGGGATTGCACGCTGGAGGACAGCGAATACTGTTGCTGTGAAAGGTATGAAGTACCTGAAAGCGTGTTCTCCCCTAAACCTGAGATAGACGCATACTTCGATGGCTACACAGGTAGCAAATCTTTATCTGAGTATGCTGACCCATTATCTACAGGTAGGAAAGAAGCTGTAAAGAAGTTCCCTATCAAGGCTGGCATGGTTTGTGAGTGGGCTTGGCTACAAAACGCTGGTGGAGGGGTTGAATCTATTATAGGTTGCCCCGGACATCCTGCTGAGGCTGTACATCATGGGCCAGATAAGAACACTATGTGTAACACGGAAGAGAATGTTCATCGTATTTGTGCTGAATGCCACAACAGATGGCATGCTGCTAACGACAAGTTTTATGGCGAAAGGCCTACCATTGACGGCAAGGTAGACGCTTCTGTACCTTTCCTTCCACTGCCAGAGTATGCGCTCATCCCCCACGATAAGGTTACTTTAGCTAAGGATGAGGTCATTCACGCTGAAGATAAGCGTAGAAGAGATGAAGCTAGGAAGCATGGCTCTCTGCCTAAAATATCTGATTAGTTTTTATGGTGTTGCTGTTGCACCTAATACTACTGAAACATCATCAATGTAAAAGGTAGTTTCATAAGGCACACTAAAAGGCACAACTTCAACAATCAAAAGGCTACCTGCGCCACAAGTTTTATTTTCCAACTTTATGTATTGCCACGAAGCAGATGCAGGTACGCTTACATTTTGTGTATAAAAAGTTCCACCTAATGTTAAACCAATTCTTAAAGTACGACTTGAAACTGGGTTTAGTATCCATGCCGAGAACGAATACGCTTGACCAGTAGTGAGTGCAGAACTTCGAGAGTAAACTGCTGCTGGATTGTTATCACCATCAAAAAAGTTTTCTAAGCTTGCAGGGGCTGACCTGAAGAATAGTAATGTTCTTGCACTGTTACCAGCACCTTCCCAACCTGCAATGTTTGTGGTGAAGGATGGGTTTAGAACAAGATTTTCAGGCGCAGGGGCAGACCCAGATTTTACGCTTGCAATTAACCCTGCTACAACGCCACTCATTAGGTAAGTCCATTTCCAGAAATTAGCCAAGTAGTAGAAGTAGTTTTGACTGCCGTGGCTATACCGTGAGCTGCAAGAGTTCTAGATCCAGTCGTTCCTGCTCCAGCCAAATACATTGTGTCTGTAGTTATGGCAATAGTCATTGTTGCACCAAGCCCTGCAATAAAAGTCAGGGTCGTTCCAACAGGGAATGCAACAGATGCGTTAGCTGGAATAGTGACTGTTCTAGTTGCTGAAGCATAAATGTGTTCACCAGCATCAGCAGCAACAATAGTGTATGCACCTGTTGTTGTAGGGTTTTGTGGCAAACCCATATATCCAACACCATTAGCAGCAGTAGCGACAGTCGCATCACTAGCTCTAACACCAGAACCGATTGCTATAGAAGCCGTAGCTGTCGTAGATATGTTGTCAAAAAGAGCTTCTTCAACTCCCGTATCACCTGCACGAATAACAAGTTTTAGACCTGTGGTTGTGCCATCACGGAAATAAATAGCACCAATGTTTGCACCTGGATTAGTCAAGACAGCAGTTCCGCGAGTCAGTTGTAAATAACCACCTGAGTTTGCCTCAGCACCTAACACTCGTTGATTCAATGTTGTTAAAGTTGTTGCACCAAGTCTGCCAGATGCACCTAGTAACGCTAGTACTGTTCCTGCCGAGTTTTGCCACTCTTGTATGTTGGCTGCCGAAGTAATAGTCGCTGTACCACCAGAAATATAAGTTCCTGTAGCAGAGTTTGTTACCGTAAAAGTAAACATTCCTGTAATTGAAGCAACAGTTCCAGTTATGTTGTAAGCACCGGGATTAACGAGGGTTATAGCAACGCTTTGTCCTGTCCTGAAAAAGTGTGGAGTTGCCGTTGTGTAGGTTATTGTGGTTCCGTTACCTACTGCGTTGCTTATTGACACAGACCTTGCAGCACCATTTCTTACAGCAATAGGCACTGCTCCAGATTGGTTAGGTTGAAGAATTACAGTTCTATCGCCATTCCAAGTAGCCATTGGAATTCTTGACTCTGAACCAGCAACGTTACCGCCCTGATTGCCGGGACGGTAGGTAAGTAGTTCTATGTTTTCTAAAGCAAGGTTAGTTACTGCTGAAGTGAAAGTTATTGTTACACGAACGTAGACGTGGTCGGCAATATCTGAAACTCTAAGAAGCCTTTTCATAATGTAGCCAGAGATGCCTGTGTAGGAACCTCGGCTAGTCCAAGTGCTATTGTTGGGGCTGCTCTCTACAAGAACTGAAATAGTAGAGCTAGTTGCTCCCGGATATCCTGTGCTAAGTCTTAAATATTTAGCTGACATGTATTGGAAATTTGTATTGAACCAAGTAAATCTATGACCTAAAGATGTTGTGGCTAAGAACTGGCTGGTGTCCATTCGCCCGTCAACTATGTTGGGGTCAAAAGTGTTTACAACCCAGTTAGTTGTTCCATCTGTTGATCTTTCATACATACCGAACTGAAAGCGAAGTTTGTCATCCCAGTCATCTGAAGGCAAAACTAAAGCCATGTCGTTTGCTGCTTCGGTGTAAAGGTCTACGTTTGAAGCAGATGTTGATGATAGGTAAGGTAAACCATTTTGTGAAACGCTAAAAAGCGGATTGTTGGTGCTGTTTTGAATTTGTAGCAAGTTAACGCTTTGGTTTAATGCGCCACGAATAATTGTTGGAATAGTGCCAGAGGTGTTAGCTGTGAAGTTTGCTGTTGCAGTAAAGTCTGAAATACCTCCAGCAGTTATTCTAGGAGTGCTAACTCTACCTGCGCTATTTACAAAAAATTGACCGGTTCCATTTATTAAGTTACCAGTACCATTAGCATTAATGGTTAAAGCAACAGCATTTGTAGCTGACGGAGTTAAAGTTTGTGCGCCAGTAAAGGTGTTGTCTACGGCTAGCTTGGCTGTGCCAGATAAGTCTGCTGCAGGACCTGTCGGACCTGTCGGACCTGTTGGACCTGTAGCACCAGTAGGTCCTTGAATACCTTGAATACCCTGTGGACCCTGTGGACCGACAGCACCAACTGAAATGATGATTAGCAGAACTGCATGATTGTTTGCGAAGTTTGTTGAACCTGTGCCAGCACTAGCTAGAAGTGTTACAGGAAAATTGTCCCAAGTAGGGTTATAGGTTGGAGTCCCAGTGACTTCCCACTTCTGGTAGTTAGCAGAATCGTCTTTATCCTGAATGATAAGAATGTCACCTTGATTGACTAAATCTAGGAAGACCCCGTCATCTTGATTGTCTTGGTCAATGTGACTTACACGCAAAGCTGTGCTGCTGATTTGTGTCGCATTGTTCCAGCCAAGGTGAGTGTCAGTTGGGTCACCAGTAGTTGTGTTTGTTTTAGCTTTGTAATGGTAATGAGAACTAGAGCCACCATTAGCTCCTTGAGCTCCTGTGTCACCTTTGACACCTTGAATACCTTGTGGCCCTGTAGCACCTTGTGGACCTGTAGCACCTGTGTCACCTTTAACACCTTGCGGTCCAGCAGCCCCTGTATCACCTTTAACACCTTGAATGCCTTGCGGTCCAGTGTCACCTGTATCGCCTTTAACACCTTGAATACCTTGAATACCTTGAGGCCCTGTAGCTCCGTCGTTTCCGTCAGCACCAGCAGCACCAGTTAAACCTGTAGCACCTGTAGCACCTGTAGCACCCGTATTACCAGTATCTCCTTTAACACCTTGAATACCTTGAGGTCCTGTAGCACCTGTAGCACCTGTAGCACCAGCAGGGCCCGTAGCACCTGTAGGACCTGTAGGACCTGTAGGGCCTGTTAAACCTGTAGCACCCTGCGTGACATAAGGTAACGTAGTCCAAGGATTTGTACCGTCACCAATCTTAAACTTAGAGGTGTTTGTTTCAACAGCAAGCTCACCTTGCGCCAACACAGGGTTAGCGTTAGTCCAGTTAGTTGAAGTGTCTCTTCTAAGTTGCAGCCGTACAGCCATTAAACAGAACCTCCATCAAATACAGGTAAACCACCAAAGTTTTCGTAAGCCTTACCACCATCAATGTTCATCCAAGCACCCTCAATGTCTTCAAAGCTTATTTTAAAAGAATCTGTGCCGTCATGCCTGTGACTTCCAGGGCTAGCCTGAGTAGGGGAAGAGCCCAAAGTGTGATGGATAGCAGTAATTGAGCTATCCGTATCTGCATCTAAATGAGCTAGTTTGGAGTCCATGTTGGCATTTTCTGGCATAATGATAGTCTATCATTAAAGGAGAACAATGAGTAAAGCAAAAGAAATCGGCACTCGAGCCGAAACAGCAGTAAAGAACTATCTTCTAAGCATCGGCTATGCGCCTATGGAAGCCCACAGAAATGTCCTTAAAGGTTCAGAAGATGAAGGTGACGTTTGGCTGCGCGAATCCCGTCGAGGCCTAATAGTCTTTGAAGTTAAAGGCGGCAAGGCTGCTAAAGGAGCGTCCCATGAGCAAATCAAAAAGTGGCTTGAAGAAACAGAAAAAGAACGAGGACACGCCGACGCTAACTACGGTGTTCTTGTCACTCAACGCGCAGGAGTTGGCTATCCTCGGGCAGGTGAATGGTGGGCTTACACCACTGTTAAAGACCTTATTAAACTCAAAGTCAGGCTTGATGTCGAAGAAGGTAACCAAATAGTGCGGCTAACCTTTAAAGAATATATGGAGCTTGTCCGTGGCTAGGTCTAAACTAATTAACCCTAGCGAGCTTTTGTTTAAGGCTAGCGAGCAAATCCGTATGACTGCTCTTGTGCCTAACTTAAACAGGTATAAGCCGCACCCTAAGCAAGTAGCTTTCGCTGCAGACCAACATAAGCATAGGCTATATGTTGGAGGTAACCGTTCAGGTAAAACTGTTGCGGGAGTCATCGAAGACATCAGATACCTTAAAGGGGAACACCCATACCGTAAAGTCCCTGAAGGCCCTATCAGAGGCCGTGTAGTAGGCGTAGACTTTGCAAGCGGTATTGACAAGATTCTTTTACCACAATTTCAGCAGTGGGTCCCTAAAAGCCTGCTAATCAACGGCTCATGGGATGACAGCTACTCCAAAGAACGCAGAGTTTTAACCCTCGCTAACGGCTCTTTCGTAGAGTTCATGTCCTACGACCAGGACTTACAGAAGTTTGCGGGAACATCTAGACACTTCGTTCACTTTGACGAAGAGCCACCAGAGCTAATCTACGACGAATGTCGAGCCCGTCTAGTTGACACAAACGGGGAATGGTGGATGACACTAACCCCAGTTGAAGGTATGGAATACATTTACGAACAAGTCTACATTCCAGGCAAAGAAGGGCACGAACTGTTTGGCGTAACCGAAGTAGAAATGTCCGACAACCCCTACCTAGACCGTAAAGCCATCGAAGAGTACCTAGGTTCCCTAACAGATGAGCAACGCCAAATCCGTGAAAAAGGCCAATTCATCCAAGTAGGTGGAGCCGTATTTAAAAACTGGCATGCCAGCACCCACACCACAGACCAATTCAAACTAACCAGACAGCATAGAGTCTACGTATCCATTGACTACGGTTGGCGAGACCCAACAGCCATCCTCTGGCATGCTGTAGCACCAGATGGCACAATAACAACCTTCGCTGAACACTATCAAACACAGATGACAATAGCTGAACACTGTGCCATCTTCCACAAAATGAACAAAGAACTAGGCGTACAACCCTACCTAGTGGTAGGGGACCCTGCTCTAGCTCAAACAAACGGTGTAAAAGGAACCTCATATCAGCAAGAGTTCAACCTACATGACGTGAACGTAGTCATCGACATCATCCCACGCCAAATAGGTATCGGCTTAAATAAGATGCAGCAATACGTCAAAATTAACCCTAGAACAGGTAAACCATTCTGGCAGATAACCTACGACTGCCCCAACTTAACCTCAGAGCTAAGCAAACTCAAGTACAAGAGGCGAGCCAACCGTCAAATGGAAATGACGTTAAACAAGCTAGAGGACATTCAAGACAAGAACAATCACGCCTTTGACTCTTCCCGCTACTTCTTTACCCTCATGGATGATTTAAGTCCTGACGTTTTGAGTGGCCACAAGGAAATGATACGCGAGTTTAGTGATACACTTGAGGTTGTAAGCTTTGATACACAGAGAGACCCTGGAATCAACAGCTGGTCCGTTAAGAATAATCAAGAAGATGCAGTAGGATGGGAATAATGCCACATTACGCTACATGGGATAGAGCCCCGTACCACCCTTATGAGTGCGTTGTTTGCACTAACATAGCCAGCTCAGACAACCCTCTTGTTGACGTGGGCAGAGTGATAGAAGACTACGGTGACGTCTACCTTTGCAAGTCATGTGCAACATCAATCGCATACTATTTGAACATTGTCCAAGATGCTCAAGCAGTATTGGAAAAGAAAATTGAAGAACTAAACCAACAAGTTGGACAAGTTCCAGCTCTAATTGAAAGGCTAGTAAATGGCATCAGAGACATCTCTATTTCTACTAGTGCTGATCTCCTCGCTATCGGTGCCCCTGTCATTTTGGTTGATGACAAGGACGCTGAACAAGGCGACATCAGCATTGATGAGAACGAACTCGGAGACGATAGCGTTGCTGAATCAGTCAGTGAATCTGTTGTCGACGAAGGACCCGATAGCGTACCAGCAAGTGCTGGCAGCAAGCGGACTGCTAACTCCGGAACACGAAAAAGCTCCGTTAATAACGGATAATTACATAGAGGTAGATGAAGAGAATGAGTTTAATTTCGACGATTACAGACGCGAATACGGCGTCAAGTAAAAACGAGTTAGAGAAAGACCCTACCGCATCTGGTGGGCTGCTTGACGACGCTCAACTTAAGGCTTTTCAAAAAGACCCTAAAGGCATTAAACTAACCGACTACCTGCACAAGCAGTACAACAAGTCTAAAGATGCAAAGATGTGGCGTGTCCGTCAATGGTACATGAACATCTCATTTGAGCGTGGCAAACAGTATGTTGCTTGGGACTCTCAAAAGAGTGCTGTAGCATCCCTGCCTAGAGGTGACAAGAACCTACCTCGCATCACCATTAACCGTGTTCGCCCTATCGTACGTACTGAAATCTCTAAGCTAACCTCACAGAAACCTTCAGCAGTGTGTATGCCTGCATCTAACGAAATTGAAGATATTTTTGCTGCTAACGCTGCCACCCAGATTTGGGAGTCACTATACGACAGGCTAGGCGTAGGTAAAGAGATGCGTGCCGTAGCCAGAGACCTATCTGTGCTAGGTGTCGGTTACCTTAAGACATACTGGCATTCAGGTGCCTACGACAGTTGGAGCGACCAAGAAGGAGATATCTGCATTGAACACGTGTCCCCATTTAACATCTTTGTTCCAGACCTGACAATCGTAGACCACAACAAACAGCCATACGTCCTGCATGTTTACACCAAGCCTATCGAATGGCTTAAAAACGTTTATGGCGACCTAATCCCTAAAGAGCACGAACCTACCGTAGTTGCATCAACAGAAATCGCTGACGTAACCAACGCCCTAGACATCCGTGCAAACAACAACAAAGCAGACTCAAGCCTAGTTATTGAAGCTTGGATTAAACCTGGAACAACACCAATCCTCCCTAAAGGTGGATACATTGTTGTAGTAGACCAAATCATTGTAGAGGCCTGTCTAGACGGGTTCCCTGCAGGATACAAAGACTACCCAATCGTAAAGTTTGACCACATCCCTAGCGGACAATATTACCCTGCATGCGTTATTGACGACA